CCTGATAGTATTTACTATCTTGAATAAAAATTGCATCGTCTAGAAATCCATCATTGCTAGAATAATATCCTGGATATTTGGCTAAAGAGCCCAATGAAATTTTAAAAATAGCATCTTGTAATGTTGAAACTTGAACACCCTGACTTGACTGGGTTGCGAATTCTCTAACAAGATCGCCAGCGTAAGTTCCATCCCAGTATGATGGAGTTGTATAGGTTACCATGTTAATGTAACCCTGCTCGCCCAAGCCACGAGTAGCATCAGTAATTGCTATGTTTCCAGATGTTATTAATGTGGTCGATAGTAATGCTTCATTTGTGCTTGTATAATAATCATTTGTAGCATTTACGCTAATAGAAAAGTCTGTGCCGTAACCAATGCCAAATTTAATAAACTCTGCAGATAATATTTTTCCATTTTCTCCAACACGAGTAACTTTAACGATAGATCTAACACCAGATCCAGTTTTTAATTCAAATAATTGTCCAAGGCGGAATCCTTCTCCTGCTTGGGTTATTTGTAATTTGGAAGTAGTAGATACAATTTTTCCAAGAAATAAGTCTTTATATCGTATCTCATCACCAACTTCAATTTCTCCAAAATATTTTCTATCAATGAAAAATTCAAATGTATCAGCACTTAATTGAACTACTCGAGCAATTTCAACTTCAACATATTGTCTTCTGTCGATTAAAAGTTTAAATGTTTTATTTGGTTTAATTACATCAACTAATTTACCATCAATATCTGATGGATTGCCAAGAGTTACATTTACGAAAATAGAAACATCTTGTTGCCAGCGACCATCAGATGCTCTAAGCATCTGTCGACCTGGATAACTTACTGTAACACTTTTATTGTATAGTAATCTAAACAATAATTTAAACGAACCCTCGGATCCTTTAGCAAGATACTGGTCTTTAATATGTTGAAGTAAAAATCTCTCATCAACAGTGATTTCTGCTGGAAGATTTATTGCTAATTCTTTTTTAAAGTATTTGATAAAACTATCAATAGTTGTATCTAAATCTCTTAATGTTTTTAAATCAACACCTTGATTGTCCAAATATTCATAATATGCCTCAACGAAAGCAATGAATGTTGGATAATCAGACCTGACAAAATCAGGTAGCTGATTTGGTACCAGAGAAGAAGTATTAATTCGCATTATGGTCTAATTGGTGTAAATGTATAGTTAAATCCAGCAGCAAGATCGCCTGCTGCAGCTCTATCTTGAACTACATTTACTGTTAGATGATCTCGAGCAATTTCAGCAACTTGATGTAATGCTGAAACAACATCATTTGCTTGTGGCTTCATCGATATTTCGAAATCAATATCAGCTAAATCTGTTATATGTAAATTACTAATTTCTATGTAACCTCTGTCATAATCAACAAACCCAATTGCTGGATTTACAATAAATTTTTGGAAATTTGTATCTATGGTATACAATCTCATCAATCCCTGTCCATCATCGTCAAGGTAATGTACTACATCACTGTCTTTAATAAAGAATCCAGTCGAATAGATAGCACCTTCAGCAATACCAGAATTGTATAGTGGATTAATAACATTAAGAACATACTGAGCGGAAACATTGTACTTAACAATTAATTTTCTACGAAGAAGAACTGTCATTGTTGTACTAACTATTGACGGATCTGAAGAATCAATTAGTCGACTGAGTTTAGACTGTCTAAATACACCATCAAATTTCTTTAGATCGCTATCGTCGTAATCAAATACTGTATTAGTGATAATTGTTTTTAATTCACTTTCAGTTTTGATTGACTCCATAGGGTTATAGTATGATGTAATATTTAAAGAAATTTCAATATACTCTGGATCTACTATTTCTGGTGTAACTGACACCATATTTTTACTTTGTAAAATAGTATTCAAAATATAAGTTTTCTGTAGATTAGTTAATTTTGTTGCATCTGTTGGGCGAACACAAATATATACTTTACCATATGTTGCTGGAATATTATTTTCTCCACCCCAAACTGATACAGAGTTAGACTCTGGAAAGTTTGCTAAAATTAATGCCTTATAATCTTCAGGTGTTACTGCACGATTTTGTGCAGCATACATTCTTGGCGCATTATACTTGATGCTATCGATATCTTCTGCTGCTGCGCCACCGCTCGCAATAGTTTTGCCTGATACAGATATACTACCACCAAGAAGTGGAGTTCCATTATAGTTAAACAATCTTGCTCCGTTTGCTCCATCTAATCCTGATACGAAATAATCAATAATAACAATATTTCCTGGATTTAATGCTTTACCTAAAATATCATCACCAAAAGTTATTTCGTGCAGCCCACCCTCAACTTCTTTGATGAAGAATGCTTTGGTGGTTGCAGTTAGACCACTAACAATATTATTCACATAAGTGTATGTTGAAAAATTTGCAGAAGAAACAGATTCTTGAACAGTTACACGAATTGTTGACACATCAACATTTGGATTAGGAATAATATATTTTGTTCCAGAACCAACAGTATATTTAAACTGTAAAGGTGTTCCTTCAACTAATTCAACACCCGAAAAAATATAACCATTAACTCCATTACTGGTTGTATACGATCCAAGATTAAAGAATGTATAATTAATTCCATCTAATGTTGTTTCGAATGATTGGTATGCTGGTAAAGTTGCAACAGTTGGAGTTGATGTTGGATTTATAATTCTGACATCCACAATTGCTCTGGCGCAACGAGCAGAACGAGGAACATAGCCAAGCGATTTAGCGAGAGATACTACACTGGCTCTTTTACTTGCAGAATCTAAAAATGATTCATTGACAGCAAGGTTTGTATATAGATTGTTATAATGAGTGTTATAAGCAAGGACATCTAGCAGAACTGATAAACCTGATCCGTCAAAATCGTAGTCTTTAAACTGATCTTGTCCTCTAAGAAACTCTTTTAAATTGTCTTTAATTTTATCGAAATCTAATTCCGATACATCTATTCTTCTATTTGATTGTGCCATTATCGTGTTCTCTCTAACACTAAATTAAGGATTTGTGGAGTTTGTGTGTTTAAAATTGTAAACGCAATAGTAACATCCATACTATTTTCATCCAGATTAAGTTCAACTATAACATCATCCAAATTAACTCTTGGTTCAAAATTTTCTATGGCTGTTCTAATTGTTTTTTCAACAACAGATGCAGTCATTGGAGATGCTGGTTCAAACAATAAAGCATTTACTTGAGTTCCTATTTCTGGATGGAATGGACGCTCATAGTTAATTGTCAATATTAAATTTTTAACAGCAGTTTTTACTGCTTGTTCATCATATCGTTTAACTAAATCTGCTGGATTTGAATATTTAAACTGTTGAGTAGTAAATGCAGCATTCGCTTTTTTGTAAAGTTTTAGATGGGTTGAGTCAACTGTTTCCTTTACTTTTCCAATAAAGGTATTTCCAACAAATAAATTTCTATGTAACATATCATATGTTTGGAAAGATGTATTTGTTCCAACAACAATATCGCTAGTTGTGGTTGTTGTGATCGATCCAATACCATCATTCTTTGTCGAATAAATCGGCGAAGGAATGAAGTTGAAATCTAAGTCAGAGAATGTTCTTGTATTTCGTGCCATATCTATTATTTAGTCTATCCAATGAAGGAATTTTGCGATCCTTCAGCTATTGTGTCTCCACAGGCAAGATCGTCTCCAATTCGAGCCACCTTTTTGCCCTCGAAATAGAAAGTTGAGGAAGAAGATGATACCTTTCTAGCAGCTGGTGCATGGGTGGTTAATCCACAGGTATGTGCCTGATATTGAGTATGCCCAAGCAACTGAATAGCCTTGCCGTTAAAGAAAGACTTCGTTGTGTATGGTCCAACTGCTGGAGTTGGAGGAAAACATCCATGTCCTGTTGATTGCTGGGCTTCTAACGATATCGCTGGCATTATCTACTCTGTGTTAGGGTTACTAATTGTTTTAACAGGGTTTGTCCCGTTGTCCAGTTTAAATCTTTAATATTGATTGTATAACTTTTAGAAGAAACGACTACATTTGGGAATAATGGGTCGTATGCTTCAGCAAGATAATTCTTAATAACATTTCTACTGGTGTCAGCTTTAAATGATAAAACTTCGTCAACTTCTGAATTAATAACTTTGTCCCAAGCTCCAGTAGTTGAATCTGTTACTACAGTTTTTATCTGATCTGTAAAAGTTTTATATTTAATTGTATCATTAAACACACGAGTAAAATATCCTGAAATAATTCCTGGATCTCCAGCAGTTAAAGACACTGTAGGAACAGTTCCTTCTTGGGGTATAATTCTAACATTATACCGAGTCTCTTCGCCTGCTTCTGTTGGTGGATCTGCCAACGGATCTGCTTCAGCTCCTGGAACAATGTATGTAATTGAATAATTAAATGACTGAAATTCAACATGAGTTCCAAGTAAAGTTTCAGTAGGTGCCCAAGCCATATTAAACCTTACTTGGTCTGAATATACCGAT